TCGGACAGATCAACAATCTTCGTTTTCCCGCTGGTGCCGACAAGGCTGGTGAACGACAGGTTTCCACCGATACCACCGCAGAGAACCTCATCCGCCTTGGCGGTAGTCCAAGCGCTCGTTGCGAGGCTCGTGCCGGGGTTGACAGTGGCTTGGTTTCCCTCACCGGCCGTAAACGGTGCCGTGGTATCCGCGCCGGAGTATTGATGGACAATAATCCGACGGAACGTCGCAGAAGCCGAGTAGTTTGCGGTAACAACGTTCGATGCATTCCCGGTGATGTTCTTGGCGTAGAAGATTTCTACATGATCTGTAGTGCTGAAACTGGCCTTGAAGCCTGTAGAAGCGTAAGTGTTACCGGCAGTATCAGTAGGGTTGTTTGCGTTAACGTTATTCGACCAGAAAACAAAAGCAACGATTAGGTTGCCTGTTGTGTGGTTAGCAGCAGTCGCCGGAAGCGTGGTTGCCCCGGCATCCGCCGTGCCTGAGGTTGTGTTAACGCGAGAAAGAGCCATTTAGGCAGGATAGGCCACGCCGACTGTGTAACCGTTCAGTCTGCCTCGTGAGTTGATAACCAAACTGATCCTATTCGCCTGATTTGTAGGAATGGTCAAAATCTGACCCATCCCCGGGCCGAACGTCCTAGTAATAGTCTTGCCGTCGCTATCACGGGAAATAGAGAAACCCACATTATCCTGAGAAGGATTATCGCACATAACAGCCGTGGCGAGCATCGCCACATCATCGTACTGAAGCGTAAGCACGATGTCTCCTGCGTCTGACCTGACAGACGCAAGCTTGAGCGTCTGAGCAGCCATCTAGTTCCAGTCCATCCAGTGAATCTGCTCGATGTTATGGGTGATCGTGGTAACCGTGTGAACCCCGCCAAGTTGGAAGCTCTGAGTGCCTCCAAGCTGCGTGTCCACCGTGGCGTTCGTACCACCGAACATGAGGTTATGGCCGGTACCGACAGCCGCCGGGCCTGCAAGACCGCCTGAGGTTCCCTGGGTGGATACGTAATGGAACATCCCGACAATAACAGAAGAAGTTCCTCCATTGCGGATCGTCAGGTCACCGATCATCGTGTAGAACGCTCCTGTGATCGAAGCCGTCAGGGCGACGTTACCGGACGCACCGAGAGCCTGTCCACCGGACACGGCCGTGCCGCCGGTAGTCCAAGTCCCGGCAGAGTTGATCGCCGGGGCAAACCCGATGTTACCCGGGGAGGTAGAAGTCGTGATCTTCGCACAGACAGCAATCCGGTAAACCTGCGGTGCCATGACCGAGTTCTGCGGGATAGGAGTATAAATAAGATTCGGCCAGAGGTTAACCGTTCCGTTAATAGTCGTAGTGGTCGTGGTCTGAGCCGGGGGGTACGCAATCAGCCCTCCATAGGTTCCTTCCGGCATGTTGTACGGAACGCCGGAATCACGAATGGCCCGCTCCCGCTCCGCCCATGTGAGCCAGTTCAGATACTTGAGGTTTTCCAGATCCTGCATCACGGATGCAGGAGCCACGGGGTCGAAGCTTGCAACCTGCTCGTTGCGAACCGACTGCTTCGCCCATTTTTCGAAAGAATACTTCATTAGGATGCCCTGTAGAAGACGTTAACAGTAGCAGTAACAGTTGAGCCATCGGCAGTAATCGCAAAGTCGTGATGAGAGAGCGGGAGAAGCTGCGAGTTCGTAGGCGAACCCACCGAGGCGTAACAGATCACAATCCCTGTGGAGTTCGTACCTGCCGTGATGGCTCCGAACGCCAGATCGATGAAATCCGCGTCGAACCTGTCGTTAGTGTCGTCCGGGGTGAGGGCGGTAATGTCCGCCGCTGCGAGCGTGATTCTTGCCCATCCGTTCGTCGTCGCTTCCACGGCCCCGGCCGTGATCAGCGCCGCGAAGTCGTCTACGTCCTGGGCGGTTCCCTGAGCGACTGAGGTACTAAGCGGAATTGCATAGAGACGAGATGCGGCTGGATCGCCAAGCTTAACTCGGTTAGTAAGCTCAATAGCCCGGCCCTTCGCAATGTTGAAAGCATGGGTAGCCACATAACAAGTTTAGAACTTAACCGTAATAAGCTCCGCGCACCACTGTACCAGCACCGCTCCACATGAGGAAATTAGCGTCAGGATCGGTGTCGTAGATGAAGATAATCCCGTCATAGATGATAAGACCGTTAGAGGCGTCAGGAGCGCCTCCGTCGTCCCTGAACGTCAGATCACCGCCTACGGGCTGTAGCGTCACTCTGCGGCAGTTAGCAGGGATGCCAGGAAGCCCTACAGGCGACGTAGAGACGCTTACAGTGAAATGCCCGAGCGGCGTAGCCGGTGCCAGCGAGACGTACTCGGCGTAGGACGGCTGCACTCCGTCGTACCCGGAATCCCGCAATCTGCGCGCCCTGCGGCGGATGTAGCCTGAGTTTGCTTCATAATCGGAACCGCTCACCCTATAATTGTAGCGTGGAGGTTATCAGCAACCCTGAGCGCGAATTGGCGAAGAAAGTAGCCGATATGGCGATGGTTTCCGGATGGGACAAAGCGATCATGCATTACGCGCTTGAAGCGCACCTTGGTTACACTGATATGGAGAAAATCCTCGATGATGCCGCTAAATACAACGACAAAGCCGACCCTAGCGGTCGAATCGAAGAACTAGAGGACTGGAAGCGCCATAACAAGCGCACAAGGTTTATCGGGCCTGAGGCTACCCGGCAGGTAGCTCGTCCTCGCTAAGACCGTTCTGAACAGCAAATTGAATGGCTTCATACCAAGTTTCGGGCAGGCGCATAACAATAGACATTGCTTCTCCTACCTCATAAGGTTTTCCGGTGTGGTGAACACACACAAGAAAGTCTTCGCCACCATTTTTATGAATTTTCCACTTAATCAATCTTCTTTGTACCCGGAATGAACCATCTACGGAGCTTTCCGGTCTCCTTGTTGTGTTCTTTGGCAAGTTCGGTGATCTGATCCATTCTTTCCTGTGCAATCTTCTGTTTCTTGAGTGAATTGTTCAAAGCAGTCTGAGCAACCGCCTCGTGGATGTCACCTTCCTGTTTTGCGACCGTAAACACGATGTCGAGGGAGAGAGGGAGAGGTTTGCGGTCAGGGCCACGCCAGGCCAGCACGCGGAACGGTTCAGTGTCTCCCATCCGGTACTTGACGCCGTACATCATCCCGTAATCAGTCCATTCCTTGTCGAGGAACAAATTGGGGTCAAGTGCGGACAGTCTCTGCTGGATTCTGCGCTCTAGGAAGCTCATGCCAACCATCCAGTAAATTTTGAGTCCTCAAGAGGCTTCAAAAGCTTAAACCACTCCAGGGTCTTGTGCAACCCGACATTCAGAGTCGTGGGACAGTCAAAATCGGACAGAAGGCACCTACGAGTGATCCCGTCCACCGAACGGGGCGCTACATGCTCTGTTTCAACCCCAAACTCGCGGTTAAACCACTCTGCAAGCTCGATAACGGGGGTTTCATCGCCGTGGGAAACGTTCAAGGTCTGGTTTTGATTCAAATTACAGATTTCGTCATGCAGAACTTCGATCACGTCATCGATATACGTGTAATCACGAGTCTGACGGCCGTCACCGTAGATTTTAAGGGGTTTTCCAGCCATCGCAGCGTCGAAAAACTGCCCGATGACGCCACAGTACGGGTTATCGGTCGTTTGACCGGGGCCGTAGACGTTTGACAGCCTCAAAATCGAGTAATTGGAGCAATGGTTACGGACGTAATGCTCTCCTGCGAGTTTTGCGACCGCGTAATCGGTCAAAGGGTCGCGGGGATCGTTAACTGCTGTTGGAATGAAGGCGTTATTGCCGTAAACAGACGCCGTAGACGTGTATACAAGCTTGGCACCATGCTCTTCGGCCATTCTCGCCATCGTTCTTGCCCCGAGAGCGTTAGTATCCAGATTCTCATTCGGGACAAACTCAGCTTTCTGCTGGTTTACGCAGGCGAGATGGTAAATAACGTCAAAAGTCGGCTGCCAATGGGCTGACTGGTAGAACAAATCCCCATAAGAGTCTGGTTTCGTATCCCATTCGTGTACCTTATGTCCCTCGCCCCTCAGGCGGCGGACAAGATGCTTGCCGATGAAACCTTCAGACCCTGTTACAAGGATTCTCATGGAAGCTCCTTCAATGGCTTGTTAGACAAATAAACCCTGTCCGGAGGACAGTTCATCATCGTGTGAAACACATAGTTCGTGTCCTGCTCTGCGACTTGAGCAATATAGTCCCTTGCGTAGTCCTCATTGAGAGGACAGAACGTTACGTAAACAGTCTCATGTGCCAAGGAAAAACCCTCCCTGATTAGCAAAGTCGTAGTGACATCCGAACTGGCCGGTCTGGTCTCTTGACGGCCACAAAGTAGCGTTCAGAGTATGCCCGAGAGGAAGATCAAGGTCAGCATGGATCTTGAACCCTAGTTCGTTCAGTTTCTTGCAGAACAACAGGTCTTCGCCCCATGTGTACTGATCATGCGGGCTGAGTTCCCATCTCGGCTTAGACATAGCTTCCATCACGCGTCTCCGAATGATCATACCCGCTGAGCCTGCATATGTAACCTCCTTAAGCCCTCCCTCGTGAAGATCCTCAGGGAGGTACGGAGTGGGCAAACCTGTTTCGTCATCGTGCTTGTACAGCACAGGAATCGGTGGGAAACTACGTTTGAAACAGATAGGGACGATGCAGTCAAGATCATGGTGATACATGAGCGCCAGGAGCTTGAGCGCCATGTGGGGAGAGAACATGTGATCGTCCCCCAGGAGCATGATCCAGTCCTCATGCCCTTGCTCCATGAACATCTCCGTGGCCCGCTCCGCGTTGTCCACTACGTAAGCCCCCGTGTGGATGCTGTTCCGGCTGTTGCGGGGCAGGATCAGGCCATTCAGGCAGACCCAGAAGCTGCTGTACCGTGCCATCTCGGAGCAGAGCACAGCGACGTTTCCCGGAGGAAGACTCTGTACCAGAGTGTTGATTTCAGGGTTGTACTCCTGAAAACTAGTCAGTTCCTTAGCGGGTGCGTACTTGACCGTCTTGGGAACCCTCGGACGCTTCTTCGCCACTGCGAGACTATATCAGTTAGTAGCGAAGAGCCGTGAGGATCACAACAACCAGTAGGACTACTAGAAGAATCCAGACTACCGACACTAGAGCCTCCCGCGTACCGCAGCGATCACAATTAGGGCGCACGCAACCGCCACGAGGATGATTAGCCAGGTAGGCATTACGAAGCCTGTGTCAGGTTCGCAACCTTAACGAGAGCGTTAGGCTGATGGAACCCAAGCTGAACAAAGTCGATCAGCCAGGCCTCGACAGGCGCGTTACGGCTGAACCGCTGGAACTTGGAACCCGTCTGATCATCCCAGTCCGGCCCCTGGTCATAGCCATACAGGGTCAGAGCGGACTTGTTGATGCCGTACAGTTCTCCGGAAGGAGCGTCGAAGTCAGCGATCAGCGGAGCGTCGCGGTAATCGATGCCCTCCCAGCCTGTAGCAAGCCGGGTGATCTTCGGTGCCCACCGGAACTGAGACACGAGCGACTGACCGTACTTGTCGATTGCGGCCGGGTCACCCACCCAGAAGTCCGGTGCCTTACCGGAAGCCTGCATGAGGCGGCGCGTAGCGCCGTCAAGAATCGGCATCGAGAGGTCAGCCGTGGCCGTAGCACCACCGCGACCGTCAACACCCTGGAACTGCGGCGTGGTCGCCAGGTTGACACCCTGGAAAGTACCCGAGGTGGCGAACGGCTGGCGGATACCCTGCACCGCGTTCCCGTAAGTACCTTCGATGTACACACCCTCGTTGGTCGTCACCGTGACGGCCGAGTCGAGAACAATCGAAGTAGTCGTAATCGAGTTGATCTGCCGGGAGAGACCGGAGACCACCGACGCGCCCGTGGAGCGGGTAAGCACGTCAAGGATGCGGCCGGGGTAAAGCTGGTAGAAGTTAGCCGAGGCACCGACACCGACCGTGGTCGAGTTCGTGGTGGCCGTCAGGACGGAAGCGATCAGACCGTCACCGGAGCCGAAGAACATTTCGTTCTCGACACGGGACATTGCGGTCTCCGCAGCGTCCATGTGAAGCTTGAGAGCGTCACCCGCGTACACGAAGTCGCGCCGGTCAACTGCCTTGATCAGGTCGAGAGAAAGCTCGATAGCGTGTCCGACGCGCGCCATCTGGATGAAGGCAGCGGAGTCGTTAAGCTGGCGAGCGACGTTAGGGCCTGCGGTCTGGGCGAACCCGCCCGTTCCCTGCTTGAGGTTCAGAAGCAGCGGGACACGAACCTGAAGACCGGAGAAGTTTGTCCGGCGGGTATTGCGCTTGAGTTCGTCGGAGAGAACCGTCCGCTTGCTGAACGTCTGCTGCAGCGGAGCGATCATATCCTGAAGGAAGTTACTTAGGCTTGAAGTGCTTTCGGCAGTCACAAAGAAAGCATAGATGCCTACCTACTCGTTTGTACCAAATTCTTCTCGATAGTACTTCAGATACCTCAGAGCCGCCCATTCGGTGTCATGCTCAGTGTACCTCTGGAACGTCTTGTACTGGCGCAGATGCTGAAACTCATGCGCGCCAATCGTTACCAGAGACTCTTTCCAGCACTCAACTCCGAAATGCTCGGGGCCTTGCTTGCGCTCGTAAGGCCAATAAATTTTCGGGTAAGAACATTTCCCAGGGCGGGGAAGCCTGATCAGGACCTTACCCCGCCCGCCCCAGGCCCTACCTGAACCCATAGACCGCTCGTCCCGAGGCAGGTTGTAATCAACAGTAACCTCCTGAGGGTGAACCTCAAGACCTTTAGCGAGCCACTTCAGAATCTTGCGAACCTCCGGAGTTGGGTACTCCGTCTTGTTAATCAGGCTCAACTTCACTCATGGCCTCCTGAAGTGCTTCAAAGATGTTGAAACCCTGGTTCTCTAGAAACCCCACAGCCGCTGCAAGACTGTACCCGCCTTTGATCATGTTGTTAGTCCAGCGGATGTTGTCTGTAATTTCCTTGTACCTCTCTAGGTTCATTCCATCCCTCCCTCAGAAGCTCGATGATAAGACCGATGGCCTGCCTGAACTCGTTGTCGATGCTGTACGCAGTCGTTCGCCTGATCCTGGTTTCCCACTTGTAAGCCCAGAGGTAGATTTCATTCCAACGATCCTCGGTCATGGCGTACAAACCACCCAAACGTCACAGCCCCAGTCCTTGTGATTCTCAAACTTATGGATCGTCCCAGGCCACTGGTACCCGAAGTCGTACCCATGCTTGAACATCTCGTCACGAAGCTGCACCGCGCGCTCTGAAGCCTTCAGTGCCTCCTGCTCGTTGTCGTAAATCAACCAACCAACCTTGCAACCAGACTTCTGATCCAAAAGCGCCATTAGTCCTCCCTGACTTCGGTTACGTACAAGTAATCAATCTCAAGATCAGGCCACCACGCGGCACACTTGGCACGAGCGTCCTGCTCGTCCTCGCCGTTCACCCACTTAGGCTCGTTCACGTCCTTGAAAGCGACTTGGTAGATAATCAACTTAACAAATCCTTTACTAGGGTTTAGTGGTCTGGATAGCCAACCCGGCTTGCACAAACCGCTTCTTACAGGAAGCCGTGCAGAAGAACAGTTTAGCGCGCTCAGAACCACGCGTCACGTCAACGAAATACCGCCACGAAGGCTCCCGCTCGGCGCACCGCGAGCACAGATCCTCGGGCATGAAAATGTCGATCAGACTCAGGTCATCCATGCTGGTAGTATACCCGCAGGCAGGGGAACCAAACATCAAGAGAGAGGGAGAGTATCGCGTAGCGTTTGGCTTAACCATGCGGTTTTCTGTCCAGTTTCTCCCACTCCCAAAATATGTTGTGGGTAACCCTCGCAAGCTCGGGTGGGGGGCCGAATTCCTTGGACAGGTCAACGGTTTGGATGTTCAATCATTGGCTGGCTCAACTATTGGCCAAGCTAAGGATTGGAAGGCCCTACCGTAGCGGTAAACCATGGTAGGGCTATCCAATCGTTAACTGAGCTTATTGTTAGCTAGCGGGGATGGGGGTGGGTTGGGCTAACTCTCGCTAACTCTGCTTGTCCTTCCGTCTCCACTTGCGACACACTTTGCAGGCACATCCGTACTTATGCATCGTCACCTCTGTCTACTCTTATAGAGAGGGTTTTTTGATTGGTCTAGTTAGGGCTTACGGTAAGTCTGCCCCTTACGGAATCCGTCCTGGTAGTCGCGGCCTCCCTGCTGAAACTTGATTGGGTCATACTCTCCCCGGAACGCGTCCGTGAACCCTTCGGAGTAGCGGTACTGCCGCTCGGGCCGATGCTTCAGTGCGATCAGTCCGTACAGCAGGATCACGGTCACGGTGCCAGCGTCTAGAGCGTCAAGAGGCATGTTCATGGCGCTCGTTAGCCTCATCGATCAACTCATCGAAGTTGACAGGCTCATCCTCGTCCTGCTCGGGCGTCCGCTTGAACACGTCCGGCACGCGCGGATCTGCAAAAGGATGGTTGAACACATCGAGCGCCTCGGACGGATCAACGTCCAGCATGGCTAGCATCGTTCCGTCCCATCCCCGAACAGTTACGTACAAACTCTCTTCACCCTGACACAACGTCACAGTTCCGCCGTTGCCCATGATCTGCCGCGAATGAAGCTCAGTATCCATTAGTCCTCCCTATCAGTATGGGACAGGGCGGCGTGACGCCGCCCCATCCAATGTCCGAACCAGTAAACCGCTACCCCGTACACCGGGACAGCCAGAGCTAGCCAGGTCATGCGGCCACAGCCGCGAGAACCTCCAACACCCGGTTATCCTCGGCCTCGCTCTTCCCCATCACGACGTTTTCCATCGTGCGGATGATCTTCGGCGCACCCTTGCGAGTAATCGCCACATGCTGTCGGTACGTGTTGTACGCCTGCAGGACTCCCAAGGCCGTACCCGTCCACGGCGCCACGCGAGGATCCGACACGTACAGCGCCGTAAGCTCATCCCGCCGCTTGAGCGCCACGGTCTTGCCACGGCCGTCGTCGTCCGGAACAGGGTTCATCGCGTCCAAGTGACGTTCCCACATCGCGAGTTCGACTTTCCAACCCGCGAGGTTCGCGATCTGCTCCGCCGTATCCTCAGCCATCTTGTGAACGATGGCGAGAGCCTCACGGGCATCCGTCAGTTTCATCCCGGAATACTTCGTGTGGCGAAGCTTGTACGTCTGGTCACGCTCCGCCAGACCGCACGCGAGAGTGTTATCGCACACGACGAACGTATTGGTTCTCTTGTAAGTCGTGGCGAGAGAACCGTCGAAGCTCGTGCACGCCAGGAGATGAGGCCGGAACACGACGCCTTCGGGCGTCTCAATGTTCTCGGGCATCTCCACACTCACCCATGCCTGCGCGCGGTTCCGGAGCAGACCGGCAGACCCGATTCCCAGGTCATCATCGAGCAGGAGCGAGACGTTATCGAGCAACCACGGGCGGTACCCGTGGCCCTGGTAGCCGTCCTTAAAGATTCCCAGGGCCTCACCCGTGTCGGACGTAACCAGGGCCTTGCGACCCTCCACCTTCTGAAACCGAGGGGGGTTGCTGCCGGGTAGTTTGTAGAACACGTCGGCGTCGTTAACGTCGAAATTGAACAACCGACGGTTGACATCCTCAACCGGGATCGCACCCGGGTAGTGATTCGACTCCGCACCCTGCAGGTCGGAGCGGTGATGCCAGGCAGTGCCGCGCTGATCAGTGAACCCAATCAGCGTCATGCTATTCAGCCATTCTGCGGACTCGCGAGACATTAGTTCCCTCCCATTCTGACGTATGAAATCGCCCAATCCCGCAGAGCGTTTTCAAAATTGATGAACTCTTCGCGCGGTAGATCGTTAACGCTCATCCCGATAATACTTCCCAGGATTCGCATTGCCTCTATCCAGTTCACATGCTCTTCGCGCGCGTACTCGCGCATTTCTAAGATCCTTTCGTTAGTTGGTACCCGTTGCGGCGCTAGCGCGCCTCATCCCACGTCTCACGTGGGGATGTTTGGCTCATCGTTATCCGGCTCATACCCGTCGCGGTTAAACGGGGCGGTCAACCTAGAGCCGGTGACCGAGTGCGACGCGCGTGCGGGGGAGGGGGTCGCGTCCCCTTATCGCCCTGCTCCGTCTGCTTCCATCTCACCTCCGTGGTTGAGTGCGTTCCTGTCGCGCACCCCAACTATAACCGTTCCACAACTTGTCAACCGAAAAAACCTCGCTATTTGCGGGTTTTTTTCTTTGAATGGCGCAAGTTACCGGCGGTAATGGCAATCGTTACTAACTAAAGGTCAGACAAATAGGTAGTTTCCCACATACTTGTGAGTCTCAATCATTGTGGTTCTCAGCGGTTAGCTAGCAAACGGTTTGAACTGTAGTGATACTGATTTGCAAGTAGTACAGAATTGAGGGGGCTGGTATCTGATCGCAGCCCAACCCCCTTTATCTGATCGCAGCTACGGCCTATCGAAGTCCGGGACGATAGTCTCGGGCTTGAAGATCACGCGGTAACGAGTAGTACTCACGCTAATAGGATTAATCTGCTGCACTGTGTATGTCACGTTGTCGGACAGTCCTGCGTACACCTTCTTGTACTCGCCCTTCTTGACCTTGCAGGTAATCTCAAGCGCACGTGCAACGCCAGTGTCTCCTGCCTCAATGGAACAAAAGCCCTCCACCTTGAACAGATACTTGTCAGTAATGCCGTTGATAACAACGATACGACGTGCTACCTCAAACTGCTCTGCTGCCTTGCTGATGTTCTTGGAAGCCACATCGGCATCCGACTGAGTACAACCAGTAACAACTATTGCCAGAACAGCAACAATCAAAACGTACTTCAAGTACTTCATGGTTACCCCTTTCCGTGGGCAATAGGATGGCACTTGCCGTGCCACAGTCTGTAACCAGACGCACACTTACATTGTTTCTGGGGAACGTACTTGGTAACGGTCTTGGTATGCCAACGATCACGGTACTTGACCTTGACTTCGTGCTTGACCTTAACCTTGGTAACAACATGCTGAACAGTTGTGACATGCTCAACCGCTACAGGTCTGTCAACTGTCTGAGTTACAGTCACCGTCTCGGCAGGAGGGGCAGGTAGCTGCCGCTCTACCGTCACCGTAACCGTAGGCCCGGGAACAGTCTGAGTAACCGTATTAGTAGTAGTGTTAGTCGTCGTAACCTGACCACACGTCATTCGGTTCTCGATAGCTTTCATGCCACCGCCGTCATCTGTCCATGAGTACACGACCTTCCATGTGTACGTGCCCGACCCGGCGTCCCAGGTGGTATCCACCGTACCGCTGCTGCCGGTGAACGTATCCGTGGTCTGCTTGAACACAGAGCCATCACGGTAAACCTTGATATTAATCGTATGAGTTCCCGAAGGGAAGCTCACCATCTGAGCGGACGAAGCTCCACACGTAAGCGTCAAATCTCTAGCTTCGTGACCGGCGGCGCTGTAAGCCATCGCAGCGACAAACCCGGCCAAACCGGTAATAACAATCAGTAGCTTCTTCATACCTTCCTTTGGTTAGGAGTGGACACTAGCACAAGTCACGAGCAGTCCACTTACATTCTCCCCAGTCATCTTGCTTTCTAAACCCAAACACGAAAGGTTTGACAGAAGGCCAGTATTCAATCTCTGAAGAAAGCTTTCTAAAAGATCCCTTATAGGGCTTTAACTTTGGACTAGGTTTGTTGAACCAGTGCTGATACTCAACGTTCATGCACTTGTTCCCAGTTGCGGAAGTCCTGCCATTTGCTTAGGTACTCTACCAGTTGTTTGAACCCGGTCTCGGCTTCCGCCATCGTACTGAACGCACAAGTCGAACAAAACGTATTAGGTTGTCCTGCTGTCTTCTCTCGGCATCGCAGGCACTCGTGCTTCTCCGGTTGCGGGAAGTACTGATGCATCATTACTACTAAATATACTAGGCACTATTACTCCTAGCTTTTGCTTTGGCTCTTTGCTTGCGCTTGTAGATCCTACCCTGCCGTCGCTTGTTACATCTGTACGAGCAGTAAATCTTTTTCTTCTGTGATCCCTGCTGAAGCTGATAAATCGGTACGGGCGCACCGCACTCACGGCACGGCTCATCGGTGTACCCCAAGACCAAGACAGGAGGGGGATTATTAAGGTAGTCCTGACGCCATGTAGCCTCTTCCTGGGTTTTGCGGCGGTAAGTTCTTTCGTTCTTCCTACACTGATCGGAGCAGTAACGCTTGAACCGCCAGCGGACGAACTTCTCCGTACAGTTACGGTAAGCACACTCCGCGTACTCCACTCCGTTAAGAGTCTTGAGAACGTCGTCCCGGTCTCGTGCTAGCGCGCGGCGGTCTTCCTTTTCCTGTTGTTCTAGGCGCTCTAGTTTTTCGTACTTAGCCAACCGGACAAGCTCACCGATTAGCTTGCGTTCCTCAAGTGTGTAGCTCATTCCTTTTCCCGCTCAAGACCCTCTTCATCGGGAAACAAAAAAGCCCCAACAATTACTCCTGCCCAGGACGAATCGCCTAGCTCCCACTCGGCCCTTTCCTTGGCATGCTTGTACCTAGCGTAGTAATCATCACTACCAAGTTCAATAACAATCTTTTCCATCTAAACTACCTCCTATGAGTTTCGGTCGTATCCCTAGCGAGTCCGAGAGGCTCGATTTCTTGACAGCGCTCCGCGAAGGAAGCTCGGTGAAGGACGCGGCAGCGGCCTCAGGAATCCCAAGACGCACCGTTTATTACCTGCGCCAGGAAGATCCGGAGTTCGCCGCCGCTTGGACGCACGCGAAAGAAGAACATTTTCAATCTGTACTAGACGAAGCCGAAACAATGCTACGTACACGCGCACTCGATCCGAACGACTCACGGTCATACATCCTCCTGATTTTCCTGCTTAAGCGGCTTGATCCCAAGTACAAGGAAAACTACAAAGAACCGGAAAAGGACAATACCACGTCCAACCGTGACATCGAGATTTCGCCTGAGGAACTGGCCGAAGCGACGAAGATTCTGGCGACTCTGAAGGGTGAAGCTGAAGACCTTAGCCCAGAACAGTTCACTAACGATCAACACGATACCCCTCCTGCTCAGCTATCTTGAGCGCACGGCCTAGGGCAATGTTACGACCAATCTTTTTGTTGAAGTTGTCCTTGTTGGAACAAAAAGCGTGTCCAAAGTAATACTTTCCGTTCGGCAGGGAAACACACACCTGAGTAAGCCCACCCTGTGGAGCGATCTTCTCCCCATCGAGCTTAGCAAAATACTTTGAAACAAGCCTGTCTTCGCCGCCGTACACACGCCTGTAGTGATTAGTCCAGACCTTCATTCCTTTCCTTTCTGAACAAGTACGCCACTGTCATAACTACGTAGCTCGTTCTGAATTTCGGCTGATTGCCGTCCAAGATCGAAAGCGTCGTCACCTTCAAGCTCATAGGTAATGGTTCCCTCGTGGTCAATACCCACGATTTTTCCATAACCTGTTAGAACCTGAGCAAACTGATACAACGTGTCAGATGACACAAGTACTGTACGCTTCATTTTTTACTCCTTTACATATCGACCGTAAGGGTTACCACATCGGACACATCCTACCCACCCTGGCAATAGACAAACCTCGCGACTGTTCACCTGTTTCTTGTGGCACCGCTCGCAGATAACAAGAACGTTAGTCAACTTCTGTGGGCCTCGCGGCATCTCTACCGCTCCAATGACCGACAAGGTTAGCGTACAGCGAAACTTCGATCAGGTACAAAACTGCCCAGTCCACCGGATGCTGTGTCAGCATGAGTACCGCAGCCACAAGCATCTGCACGCCCCAGACGAACATTCCCAGAACGTGCTTGGTTTCATGCCTGTTCTGTGTCGAAACTAGGCGGTTCATATTCATCTGTGTAAACATCGTTGATTCCAAAACCAAGGTTCCGCGCCCAAGAGTATTTAGGCCGAACATTGAACCAGTCAAGAAACTCTTCCTGTTCCTTCTCGTCCAGACCAAAGTCATTCTCGATCATGTACCGCATGTTGTCGTCAGCCCAAGGGATATGAGCGCGGTACGCCTCCATGAACCGTTGAGCTTCGTCGTACTCTTCAAAATCGAACAGTCCCTGAACGATTGGAAGCAACTGCGCCTTGAGTTCGATCTTCTCTCCGTTCCATACGAACACGGGCGGCTGAACCTCTAGATCGTCAGTTGGTCTCATTCGTTACCTCCGAAGTCGAACCGCATTAGCAAATCACGAAGCTTCCGATTAGCATAGCTAGGAGGAACAAGCGCACAGTAGTTCCGCGCCTCTTCGACCACATCTACCAGCGCCTGTAGTTCAAACTGATTCATGTCTTCTGGATCGCCGTGCCAGATTCTCTGCTCTAGCTCGTTGAGGTCAATCTTGTCCATGACCGCACTATACCCGAAGCGCTCAGAGTGTAAACACGGCGCTTCGCAGGAGTCTCCGACACCGCTAGCAGTACTTATGCTAAGTTCCTAGAGAGGTCGAGTATGGGAGTACCGTACGGTATACTTACAGGGCGGAGCTAATTGTTTAGAACAGAGCGGAGGCTAAGTCTCCCTCTCTCTCCCGCCGGTTTGGATTTTGCAGGATAGGGTAAGGTGAGGGCATGGCGAGCTTCAACAAGCACAGGCCATGCCCGAACTGCAAAGGGTACGGTTCAGGACGTAAGACAAAACGTTGTCGTGGGTTCTTCACGAGGAACGGGGAAGGGTTCTTTTGTGAGCTACCCAACGACAAGAAACCGATCAATCCGCTAGGGTTCGATCTTTATTTCTACAGGAGGGACTAATGTATGTAGCTATTTACAAAGACAAAGGCGATACAGAGGCTTATGTGATCGATGATGATCTGATTGATGATTGGATTTCAGATGGATCACTTAATGGTGCTCGTGTGTTTCGTGTTGAGGAAGAGTTTGAAGTAGCCATGCGTGAAGAGCCGGTTTGGTACCTCCGGATTAAACAGTAGTGTGTAGCGAACTAAAGTTCGCTAGGACACGTAAGTGTCACTGCGCTAAAAACTTCCGTTGCGCCGGTTGCCTGAACCTGCTAGACTACAAGCATGGAGAGAAAGCTTGTCCGCAAGGGTTTCTGGGAAGGGCCGGGACGCAAGATCCTGCGCGTGCTAGCTCTTTCAGTACTGATTGCAGTCCTGTGTGCTGGCTGGACGTGGGACAAGGCCCACGCAAAAAGCACTAAGACAGCTTCGTACTATATGTGTTTCAACGTCGGTGACTGGTGGCCCCACGTTCGGATCTACCAGTTGTACGACAACGGCTATACGGTTCTGAAGTACGACGGTGCGTACAGCGGCGGATGCCCCTTCTAGGTTTGTGCTACACTACTGAGTGAGAGGGAGACGGTAGGTGTGGGTGGCTAGGGACAGGTTGCGCTCTCTAGTTAATCCCAACCAGAACGGCAACCGGCCTACTGTTGACTGGATGGAGGGGGTTGCGGGATGATGAACCGCGCCCCCTCTGTTTTTCTGTAGACTTCAAGCGTGAAACTGAAGTGGACGAAGTACTCTCCCCACAAGCCGTCACCGAAACAGACTGTTTTTCTTCTCTATGACGGGCTTGAGGCGTTCTACGGGGGTGCCGCAGGCGGTGGTAAGTCTGACGCCTTGCTCATGGGCGCACTTCAGTACGTCGATATTCCTGGGTACGCGGCGCTTCTCATGCGTCGTTCGTATACAGATTTGGCGCTACCAGGCGCGCTCATGGATAGGGCGCACGAATGGCTGAAACCGTATAAAGAGGTAAAGTGGGATCGTGAAACACATACCTTTAACTTTCCTTCTGGGGCTTCCATCACGTTCGGATATATCCAGACGCCTAAGGACAAGTGGCGGTACCAGTCTGCCGAGGTTCAGTACATCGGTTGGGACGAGATTACGGAGTTCCCTGACCCGGATGCCTACACGTTCCTGTTTTCTCGTCTACGGAAACTTGAGAAATCGCCGGTTCCGCTTCGCGTTCGATCTGCTAGTAACCCCGTCGGCCCAGGATCTACCTGGGTTCGGAAACGTTTCGTGGAGGGTGGAACTTCGGAACGGATCTTTCTACCGGCGACATTTCAAGATAACCCGCACATTGACAAAGAGAGCTATCTTCGGTCGCTGCAGGAGCTACCCGAGGCTACGCAGGCTAGACTTATCGAAGGATCATGGGAGGCAATAGATAGTGCCGCTTTTCCGCATTTTGACCATACAATTCACGTTGTTAAGCCCTTCTACATCCCCCACGACTGGCGTCGGTGGGAAGCAATGGACTTCGGGGTATCCAACCCAACGGCTTGGTACGCTGCCGGGGTTTCCCCCGATGGTTATGCTGTAGTTCATGGCGAGTATTACAGTCCCGGTCTTATTTCCGACCATGCGTCCAAGATTCTCACGCTGCGACATAACTATTGGGGTGAGCCGTCGATTGCCCTATGTGACCCTTCGATTCAAGCGCGAACAGGATTCGGAACGCACGGAAAGGGAGAAACAGTACATTCAGAGTTTTCCCGACATGGGATTTACCTTGTACCTGCCAACAACGACCGCAGGGCAGGGCGTGTCCGTATCTCAGAAGCCCTCCGTCCAGACCCTAACCTCGTCTTCCCTGAGTGGCACGATCGTAAGGGTGAACCTGGATCCCCCCGATTGTTCATAACACAGAACTGTACTGAGTTGATCGAGCAGATGAGGTACGCACCTGTTGATCCTGAGTCGGGCGACATCATCGATGATTATTGGGAATCAAGACACGGGCACGCTATGGCTGCAGCGCGCTACCTTATGACCGCTCGTATCCTCCCGGAGAACAGGCCGCAGGTTTCGGATGGCACCCCGGTGGGCAGATCATGGACTGACTGGACGCCAGGTAACACTTGGCGTGAGATGGTTTAGTCCCGCTAAGCGTGTATACTGAGTCCAATGGCTGAGAAGAAGGATCCGAACGCTGCAGACAAGGTGACCAAGGACGCCGAGGACGCTGGCGTCCAGGAGTTCGACAACCAGGACGCAGCGCTGCTTGCTTACAAGGCAACAGGTCAGCGCGGGGTCTACCGTGACCCGTCGCGCGATCAGGAGCCGGATATCGCACCGGAGCTTGGCGTGTCGCCTGCACCGGAGCAGGAGAACCTGCCTCCGCCCAAGGATTCGTTTACCGCTAACGCCGTTGCTTCTCCTGTTGTTGCTTCTGTTGACGAGAAGGAAGAGGCCAACGAGGACGCGGTTAAGGCGTACAACGAGGCCCGTGAGGCCCGCGAGAAGCTCTACAACGAGCCTGCTAGCGTGTCTGCGGTTCCCGCGCAGCCTGTTTACATGGTTGACGCCCCGGATGCGAAGGATGTCCCTGACCTTCCCGCTGATTCCGGTTCTGTTAAGCCCTCCGCTCCCGGAAAGGGCTAGGCGTGGCTATCGATATGAATGCTAAGCCTTGTCCGAACTGCGGTCATTGTCCTGCGTGCGGGCGTAGCAATATGCTTCCTTACGTGCCGTATGTCCCTTACGTGCCCTACAAGCCGTATCCCTATACTGGGTATCCCTATAAATGGGAAAACAACACAAGTGGAGGTACGATCCAGTAATGCCTTACCACTGTGAGCAGAGGGGCGGCAAGTGGGCTTGCGTAGGCCCCGATGGCGACACTATGAGCCGCCACGACACCAAAGGTCAGTGCGAGGCTGCGGCTGCGGCCAAGTACGACAACGAGAAGAAATCCAAAAAGAAGTCGAAGAAGTCGTCTGACGGTGACTCTGGCCCGCCTTACGGAAATGCTAAGGTTCCCAAGTGGCTCGCCTAAGACGCCCTAGCGATAAGCGCATTCAGAAAGGTCGGTAATGGCTACTTTCAATATGATCAGGACTCTGCAGTCCGGGCAGTACTGCCTAGCCTGCGGAACACAGCAGAACGACCGTGGTTTTGTCGATATGATCGGTGAAGTCAACGTTACTCGTGACGGGTTTGAGATTACCGGCGTTGTTGACGTTGTTTACTGTGCTAACTGTCTTGAGCAGGCCGCACGGCTTATCGGGTCTGCGAGTCTTGATGAGGTAAACAACTGGTCTCACAAAGAGTATGAGTACATCCAGAACCAGGACAAGCTCAAGGACGAGATTGCTGCGTGGCAGCAGAGGATGTTTCAACTCGCGAATTTTACCGTCGAAGACTTCAGAGCATTGGCCGAGTACGAAAAGGCTGACAAAGATGTACCTACCGCTAGTTCTTAGCCTTGTTCTGAACCTCTCCCTCTCTCTCGCCCTGTGGGCGCTTGTGAGGTTTATGAAGTCTCAGTCAAGAGAGGCTTCAAGGGAGAAGATGGTTCTGCTGAACAGTAATCGTGACTTTGCTGATAGAATCATGCACACCGAAGGGAAAACATGGACTCCGCCTCCAAGGCCGGAAGTCGTTACAGAAGAAGTCGAGTTTGAACCAGACTGGGAGGAAGTATGATTTCTGTTGAAACAAGATACATTTTGTCACTCACTAAGAGTCAGTTTGATGCTCTGAAGAATTTTCTATACACAGCGATTTCAGACGATATGTCTGATGATGATTCTGATATCGTTGCTGATGTGTATAACAAGATGAGGGAAATTGCATAGTGGCAAAAGTTACAATCATCTTTGAGGACACAAAAAATCAGGACGGAGAAGACGCCATTGATTTCACGGTGGGTTTCGACCCCCCGGTGGAAGAGTCTCCCGACCTACAGGTGGAAGACCTGACCGAGGCTCAGCAGCACGGTGTACTGGCTGTCTGGTACATTACTTCACAGCTTTTGGAGTTCCCGGAAGACCAGCAGCCTGTTATTCAACAGAACGATTAGGAAGTTGGCGGAGCAGGGTTAAGGTGAACAGGGTGGTTCCCTGTGTGGGACTTGGGGTTGACCTCCCAGGTGTGTCCGGTTGGGTACCCGGATAGCCCTGCTCCGCGAGCTTCCTGTAAAATTTAGTTTCGTCAGTCAGCCCGGATATGTCTGACGTTTTGTAGCGGATGCCGGGATTGATCAGCCGGGAGGGCGGAGAAATCCGCCCTCTTCGTGCCTTTCCTGTAAACTATTTACGTGCCCCTTGTAGACGTTAAGCCTTCTTCAGATACAGCAACGATCAACGGCAAGACCTATGTGGTCAACGACGTACTCTCCCCCTGGCAGGGACGCAAGGACGAAGGGGAGCAGGAACGCAGCCAGTATCTGAACCAAGTCAAGATCAATCGGTGCTTTGCAGCCGGTAAACAGAACCTTCAGATCAACGTCCGTGACGGGCGGGTTCTTGAGATTCGCCACCGTGGGAACGTTGAGCTTGTTCAGTCGAACATCCTCGATCAGTACCTAAACACAGTGATCGGCCGACTAGGATCGGCTGACTATAAAACCAACTTCATTACGTTGTCCGACTCGGCGGTTGAGGACGACATTGCCAAGATGATGAACCTCGGGTACTCCTGGGGTTGGGACAACGAGTGGATGGGTGACGAGAAAGTCGAATCCCTGATTCGTCTGCTCGCTATCGACGGCTTTGCGGGGGTACGCTGTCGGTATGACCGCCGCAAGGGTGAAATCATCGGTGACTATCCAGTTAAGAACGGCGTGCCGATTACCGACGAGGAAGAGGCTCGTGACTATGTAGCGGAGATGGTCAAAAAGAATCAGGTTGCGGAGTTCAAGTCCATTCGTGAGGGAAAAGTCGTATGGGAACTGCTTAGTATCTTCAACCTGTTGTGGCCTCCGGGGTTCGATGACCCGAAGCTTCTGCCGTGGAAGATCATTCAGCGGCCGGTGTCGGTCGCAGAAGTCAAGGAACGCTATGGAAAGCTCGCAGACAACGTAACCGAGGACACGATTGAGAACATGGGGTCTCTGACAACTCAGTACTCGGAGTCCTCTGAAGAAAAACACAAGATCAAAGGCAAGTGCTTTGTTTACACGGGTTACGAGCAGCCGTCCGAGATGTGGCCTAAGGGTTTGTCTGTTGTGTTCACAGACACGGAGCTTCTGGATGTCCGTGAGGAACTGCCGTACCCGGATCATCCCGGCGGCGCTCGCGACGGCGTGACGCTGTTCCGCTGGACTCCTATCCCCGGACGTATCCCCGGTAAGAGCTTCATCGATAACGGTATCGGCCCGCAGAAGATTTACAACAAGCGCCTGACACAGCTTAACGCAATGATCGACAGGAACATGCCGAAGGTGTTCATCGAAGAGCAGTCGCTCGCCCGCCCGCGCACAGGTGAGCCGATGGAACTGATTGAAGTCCGGGCAGGCTCACCGTTGCCGAAGACCGACGCCGGTATTCAGATCGGCGGATGGTTCATGGACGACGTAAAGCTTCAGGTGGAGGCCGCTGAGCGCGCCCTGGGTATCCGTGGCGTGACTATGGGGCAGGCTCCGCAGGGTGTGTCCGCGTATTCGGCTATGGCTCTGCTCACAGAGAACGATTCTCTTAAGCTCGATCCGGTGTCGCAACAGCTTCGGATCGGACTCATGGATGTGTCGTGGGACACGATGGAAGCGATGCGTAACTGGCCTGCCGACAAGACGATTCTTATTGCTGGCCCTAACGACAATCTACAGCAGTTCTTCTATCAGGCCAATCAGGTTCCGTACAGGTATCTCGTCAAGCAGCCGCGCGGTGGTTCGATGCCTCGCACGCAGGCGTCTGAGATTCAGAAGATTAACGATATTTGGCTTGCAGCCAAGGGACAGCTTCCTTTGTCTTGGTACGTGGAGTCTCTGAACGCAGGCAAGCCGCAGGAGCTTCCGCCCTCAGCGGCTGACGCGGACGCTCACAAGGCCGAGCTTGAAAACATCCTCATGGCTGAGACCCTGCAGGTTCCGCCTGTTGCTCCGTATGACAACGACGAGAAGCATGTTGAGACCCACACGGCACAACAGATTCAGTATCAAGTTATGGCCGATCAGGGTGATGAACATGCCCAGATGGTTGTCGAGGTCATCGAGGCTCACAAGAAGGAACACGAAGCTAACGCTGCGTCCAAGAAGCAGAGCGCCCCGATGCAGCCGCAGGCTGGCCCTGACCAGCAAGTGTTCAGTCCTGCTCCGCCGCAGCCGGGTGGAGCTAACGTCGTCCCTGCTCCCGGTACGCCGCCCAATGTTACGTAATCAGTTTCATAGGATCGAGGAAGACCTAGCCAGGGATGAACAAGACTGTTTAGTTTGGATTACTGAGGCCATAGAAAAATCAGAGTCGTGGTTCCACCTTTGGTACGAGAATATGCTATGGTTTGACCATGAGTGAACAGATCCCCGAGCCTGAGGAAACCACCGAGCCGACAGACGAGTCTGGGGCCGATGAGCCTGAGGCTACCGAGGCTCCGCCCGCAGGTTGGCAGGGGCCGACTGAATCAGAGTGGCGTGAGATGCAGAAGACCCTCGGGTACTTCGCCAAGGCTCTTGAGCCGCCGGAAGAGGAACCAGAGCCTACGGATGATCCTATGGAGCTTGTTGACCGCAGGTTCCAAGAGTACGAGCCGCTGATCGCCCAGGTTGTCAAGGAACAGGGTCAGAAGAGAATGAACAGTATCTTCGACCATGTGAAGCAGACAGAGAAAATTGATTTCGATTACAAGCTGGCCGAGCGGTCGGCACAGAGCTTCCTGAACGAAGGACTTGATCCTGTTCAGGCTACTGTGGCCGGTGCCAAGTACGCTGCCGAGGTTCGCAAGCAGGAGCGGCAGGCCGGTAGGACTGAGAAGCAGAAGTCCCTGCAGCCGAAGGGTGGATCTGCGGATGACTTCGGAGTCGGTGAGGGTGTGCAGGCACGTCCCCCGGCGAAGTCTTACGATGAGGTTATCAACCGCTGGGCCGCTGACACCGAAGTTGGGTAAAGGTTGGAGGGCAGGGGTATACCGGCGAGGTCTCGACCGAACTCCCAGTAGACGCTGGGTGCCCTCCAATGTTTAAGACCTGACGGTTGTGGTATACTGAGGTCGTTCTAGCATAAACGGTCGTTGCAATAGGGGAGGGTGGCGCTTCCACCGCCGCTCTCCCCGCTAAAGCCAAGAAAGGGGGAAAAATTGGCAGAGACACTTGAGAAGACACTTGTGATTCGTGGCGTGTTCCCGAATGAGGGTTCCGATTTCGTGGACGTGCGCTTTGAGGACTTTGAGGGCAAGGCTTCCACGAAGAACAAGAAGACGATCACCGCTGCTCGTGCCGCCAAGGATGCAGGCAAGCCTGTTAAGGTGAAGCTCGCGACTAACGGCGAGTACAACGGTGTTCCTCAGTATTACCTCAACGGTGTGACTCTCGCGGAGGGTACGGAGACTACGCCTACGAACACTACCGTTACGAACGGTTCGGGTAATCCTTCCAAGAAGAACGAGAAGGATGTCGTCGTTGGGGTTCAGTGGGCTTACGGACGGGCGCTTGAGAACGCTACGGCATTCTCCGACGAGCTTTCGTTCCCGCTCACCCAAGAGGACGCTGAGAAGCTTCAGATCACGGCAGAGACTATCCTCGCGCTGCGGGACAAGACTGTCGCTAAGCTTCTGAGCTAGCTGGGGTTTAGGCAAAGATAGAGCCGGGTATAAGACCAGTAAGTCGAGTTGCCAAGGCAACCGCGTGGCATCCCGGCTCTTTTAGTTTTCAAAAAATTTGGAGGGGAAAATGGCCCGGTCTGCTACCACAAAAAGCGGTCTGCGACAGTTGCATTCCAGTGAGCGCCGCAGGCTGAGGAAGAAAGTGTACCGACGTGACGGTTTCAAGTGTGTGTACTGTAACGAGCGTGAGTTCCTGACACTCGATCACAGGCTGCCCGTGTCCAAGGGCGGTACCAACGAGTTTGATAACCTTGAGACCGTGTGCGAGCGGTGCAACGAAGCGAAAGGTGCGCTGTAATGCCTGAGATTTCTATTGATATTGACGAAGCTGTGGCGAAGGAAATCGCTAAGCGTGATCGCAAGATTCAGAGGCTTGAGGCTGAGCTGGCAAAAGCAAAGATTAAAGCCAAGCGGCTTCAGGAAGAACTAGTTAGGATTGACGAAGTTCGTACTGCGATTGTAAACGCAGCTTACTGGATTGAGCCTGTTTTCAATGACGACTAAGCTTCCTATCGATCATCTGAGCGCGTCCAGTTTTACGCTGCACATGAAGTGTCCGCGCCAGTGGGCAGAGAAGTACCTGCACGGCAACGTAGGCGCTCCCAGTTCGTCACTGATCATCGGTAGCGCGGTACATAAAGCCAACGAGATTGCTTTCAAAGGTGAAGTGGTTTTCCCTGCAAAGGTTTGGGAACAGATCATTGAAGAAAGCGGTGGATACGGAGCTATTAATTGGGGTAGGGACACTCCTGAAAAAGCTTACGATTTGTTTCAAGAGATGTCTCTAGCGTACTGGGACACAGTAGGAAAATTCCTTACTCCTGTGGCTCTAGAAAGGGAAATTGAGTTCAAAATCGAGGGCATCGATCTGCCGATCATCGGGTTCATAGACCTTGAGCTTGAACACAAGATCGTTGACTACAAAACTACTGCTTGGTACAACTCCAAGCAGGTTCAACCGAACCAGGAGTGGCGGGTTCAGACGAGCATCTACCAGCTAGCGCGTCGTAAGCCTGCTGAGGTTCATGTGATCACCCGGTCGAAGACAGATCCTGTTGTCATTCCTGACAGCGACAAGCATAAGTTGTACTTTGGTTTGGTAGACGAGGATCAGCTTCACAACACTCTTCAGTACGAATACCAGAGGATGCTGTACCACATGGAGCGGTACGGCATGGACTATGATTGGCCCGGTAACGTGCTGCACGAGTACGCATACAAGTACTGTCCTTTGATGGCAGATGGAAGGTGTTGCAGGCTGTGAAACCAGAAGCAGTTCTACAGGACTTCTCCGCCAATCCCGACAAGGCAATCGGGGTGCGCGCGGACACCGCTCTTAAAATGGTTAACTCGCTTGCATCGGCTTGTGAGGTAATCGAATACTTCTATACCATCGGGACTGACGGTGACTTCGACCTGGCTGTGGACAAACTGTACAAAGACCTGAAGTGGCTTGGTATAGAGTTCGGCTTCGATGAAGAGGCGTAGGCGTAGAAAAACCAACCCGGAGTGGGTTAAACTCAGGAGACTGTATGACAAAGACGGGACGTACGCCAGAATTTTGGAAAGACAAGGTGGGTTGTGTGCCATTTGTGGTAGTCCCCCTAAAAAAAGACGGCTACACCTTGACCATGATCACAAAACCCTCAAGATCAGAGGAATCCTCTGCTTCAGGTGTAACGCTGCACTACGAGGGTACGTGACGGTACAATGGCTTCGCAGAGCCGCCGACTACCTAGAAGGGAGTTTGTATGAGTACGACAATTGATCCTCGGATCGACGTAGAGAACATTGAGCATCTTGATTTTAATCCTAGGTGCGAGTTCATTCTTCCTCTAAAGAAAGGTCAATGTCCTAACACAGCCGATTGGGTGTGTAAAGAGTTTCGTTCTTGCAGTTGTAGTGAACTCCATAACGGTGGTTTGTTCTTTGCCTGCGACGATTGCGTTCAGATTGTTGGCGGTATGGGCGGGTTCGCCTGTAAGACCTGCAAGTCTGTTGGTACAATTGAGGTTCTGTGGAGACTGTAACCCAGGTTCCCGTCCTCGGGTCTGCTGATTGGCTGGCGGCTATCGAGAACACCGATCAGGGCGAGCCTGTGCCGACGTTGTTCGGGTCGTACATCCCGGGGTACGCCAAAGGCAGGGCGAGTATCGTGGGCGCGGAGACCGAGGTAGGAAAGACCATGTGGGGTCTGCAATCGTTCAAGTACGCCATCGACAACGGCGTCTCAGGGGCTTACGTGACGCTTGAGATGACCCCTGCCGATCTGTTTGAACGGCTATGGCCGATGTTCAACAGTAGGAACGACGAAGAGCTAGCGCGTCTGCAGGCTAAGGACTGGATCAAATCTAACCCTGTCTTCGTCTCGGAGTCCTATCTTGATGCACATGAAATTGAACAGGTAATCCGGGCAGGGTACGATTTCGTAGTCGTTGATCATATTCACGAGATTCCCTTCGATGGTCACGAAGATTTGGGACGTAAGGTGCGTAGGCTGGCGTCACTCGCCCCTGCCACGAACACTAGTATTCTTTTTCTCAGTCAGATGAAGCAACGTCCTCCTGAATTTGTAGACGGCCCCCCGACCAAGAGAGACTTCTCGTGGACTAAGGCCATCTCCGAGGTGGCCGCTACGCTCATGGCTTTGTGGCGTCCCGACGACGATATCCATAACCAAGTCGAACTGGTCTGTCTCAAGAACAGGTTCGGTCAGAAAACTCTCCCTCTCTCTCTACAGGTTAACCCCCGCACGGTCAGCTTTGAAATCAAACAAAGCGAATGGACTCCATGATATGCTTTATGGGAATTGGATAAAAATGGTATTCCATCGAGCATCATTGCGGCGATAATTAGTGAGTGGATCAGAGAATATGGCCCTACCTTTCCGTTGTATGGAAACGAGACTGTGCGACACGACATTTCTGGATCCGTTCGACCACTTCTATTCAGCACAGAAATACCGCACTCCAAAGTGCTTGCAGAAATGTGCGGAGTGTCGAAGAAAACCATCACTCGGATCATCGACGGAGAGACAGCAACGGTCTCCTGGGAAATGACCGACAAACTACTGCAGGCTATGGGCAAAACAGACTGTTGGTTTAACGAGCTAATCGACTACTACTAATTCGCATTCTACGGTTTGTGATAGGATGGTGAAATGGAAGCTAAGTGGTATCGCAACAGGGAACTACTGATCGCAGCGCGTGAAGAGTACGGAACGCTCGCCGCTGCGGCTCCCCCCCCCCCCCCC